GATTCTTCCTCGCCGGTGATCAGACCAATTGCCGAAAAGACCAATGTCTGAAAATCTGCAAACTGCAGCTTCATCTTGTCAATTTTCTTGCGGTCTGCATCACTGAAGATCAGCTCATACATTTTTACTACATCACTGGGCTGCACGTTGTCACCATCTCCCAGGATTCCCATAATCTTCAGGACAGTGGTAGCGTCTGCATTTACTTCCAGCTCTTTACCTTTTACAACCAGTTTAGGATTCTCGTCAAAAGCCAGTTTGTCTGTAATGTCAATAGTCTTTGCCATTATGCGCCACCTCCTGATGGTAATGTTACTGTCGGCTTGCCGTTACTCATGACATCGAACTCCAGCGGTCCAACCTCAGTGGATTTACCTGCCCCCGTATTTGTGATGTTATAAACTGCAGCATCCCAGGAGATAATCGTCCCATCCGGGAATGTCCAGCCGAAGTAGCCCTCTGCGTCTCGCCCATTCTTAAAAGTCTTATTAAATACATAGTCATTTCCGGTGTCCCCAATATTTCTTTTCCCGGATACAGAAATGGTGATGCTCTTCGCTGTTGCCAGCCTGCGCGCCCATCCTTCTGTATCGAATGGATACCATTCTTCCACACCATTGTCGAATTTTACAGAGAAAGTCTCCATATCCGCAATGGGTGTTGCCCCGGTCTTTTTATCTCCCACCTGGAACTGATTTTCATAACAGGGATAAACCCCGGTTTTTCCTGCCATATCTTTACCTACCTTTCATAATGCAATGTCAGCCAGATCACACGCTCATACACGCCGTTATCATCAGTTCCCACGTCAATGGGTTCCGGCACATCCAACTGCAGATAATCCACGTGTTTTCCGACAATCTCCAAATCTGTTACATGTAAAAGCTTGTCATACAGGGCCTGTGCTGCCTCCTCTGTCTCATTGGCATATTTATCCCAATGGATTAAGATAGATACAGCTTTACTGGCCGTCTTTGTATTGTCCAGACCGCCCAGGGCTATATTTGCGCCGCCAGAAATCTGACGCTGATAGACACCTATAGACCGCTCTTTTTTATTTTCCAGTTTGCCGATGTAAAAGTGGTTTCCCACTCCCAGCGTCTTGATCCAGTCCTTGATATCTGCCAATTCCATACTCACACCCCCGT